AAAACCTTATAAAGCTGTTTACCTATTAGGACATATAGGTAAACACCATGACTATGATTTCCCAGACGGTTCTGTAGTAGTAGACCCTTGGAGAGCATTTACTTCGGATAAAGATATAAAAGTTATACATTATGGAGATACAAGAAACTATAATAAATAAACTTACAGTTTTAGGTTGTTCCTATTCAGATAGAACTAGAGTAGAAAAAAATTACTGTGATTATTTATCTTCTAAATTAGAAATTAAAGGTGAAAGCCTTGCAGCAGGGTGTGGGAGTAATCCTAGAATATGGAGATTAGTACTATCTGGAATTAGAAGTAATACTATAAATAAAAATACATTATTAGTAATACAGTATTCTGAAATATTTAGAAAGGAATTTTGGTCTAAGTTTTATGATCCTAATTTGGCTAGGGGTAAGAATAGTTATGGGAATGGGCATCCATTAAGAGAAGAATTCAACGGTGGGGATTTAATTAAGTATAAGTTTGGTGCTTCTGACTGGCAACCCGCACACTACGAAAAATCCCTATTTAAAAATATAGAAAAAAATTTTCTTGATGAAACATATGAAAATGAAATCTTCAAAAACAACCATTATTCACTTTTAAATACACTTGAAAATCACCAAATTAATACTATTTTCTTAAACACTCAGTATATTAATGGGTCTGGGTTATTAGATTTTAACAATTTCAAATACTCTACAGTATTTGATCTAGTAAACCCACTAAATTTCCCCCAAGTAGAAGATGGTACTTGTTTAAGTGGAGATGATTGTTTCCATTTATCTAAAAAAGGCCACATAAGTCTATCAAATATGTTGTTTGATTTTATTAATAATGAGTATCTCAAATAACCTTTATGAGTTAGACCTACAGGTATAACTAAATAAGCTTACCTAAGTAAAGATAGTGATAATTTAATTTAAAATAGCTTTAAGCTCCAGTTTTTATGTACAGTAACTTTTTAATAACAGGTGTAGGCGGTTTACTAGGTAGCAGACTTGCAGATTATATTTTAGAAAATTACCCAGATTCTAAAGTTGTAGGGGTAGACAACCTTTCTGGTGGGTTTAGAAGTAATATAGATAAGAGAGTAATCTTTTACGAAACTGATCTAGCTTCAGAAAAACTAGAATACATTTTTACTTTCCATAAAATAGATTATGTATTCCATTTTGCTGCCTATGCCGCAGAAGGCTTATCTCCATTTGTAAGAAAGTATAACTATACTAATAATGTTATAGCAACGGCTAATATTGTGAATGAATGTATTAAACACAATGTCAAGCGATTAGTATTTACTTCTTCTATGGCAGTTTACGGTCACGGATGGGAAGGTAAAAAATCCTTTGAAGAAGGCGATATACCCAAGCCTATTGACCCGTATGGCATCGCTAAGTATACCTGTGAGATGGATATACAGGTTGCAGGTGAACAGCACGGATTAGACTGGTGTATAATCAGACCTCATAATGTTTACGGCATTAAGCAAAACATCTGGGATAAATATAGAAACGTACTAGGCATTTGGATGTATCAATACTTATCAGATCAGCCAATGACTATATACGGTGATGGTTCACAAACCAGAGCTTTCAGTTATATCGATGACTGTCTTGAACCTTTATTTAATGCTGCTACTCTTAATGAAGCTTCAAAACAGATCATAAACTTAGGAGGTATTAAATTTCATTCTATAAATGAAGCTAATGCTATTCTGAGGGATATAATTAAAGACGGCAGTGTAGAGTACAAGGAAGAAAGGTATGAAGTTAAAGACGCACATCCAACCTGGACTAAATCACAAGAGATATTAGGATACGAATTTAAAACAGATTTACATAAAGGTCTAACACAAATGTGGGACTGGGCAAAAAAGCAACCAATAAGAAAAAGATTCTTTTGGAAAGAATATGAGTTAAATAAAGGTCTATATAGTTACTGGAAAGATGAACCTAACATATAAAATATGGATTGCATAATTATATCAGGTTACCTTACAGATTTATCTGATAACATTATACCCTTCATAGAGAATAATGATGTATTCGTTCATACTTGGTCCGATAGAGATAATAAACGATGGATCAATAAATTAAATAGATACAGAAACTATACAAATAACCTTACTATAAATGTAGAAGAACCGAAATATAGAACAAAGCTATATTCATACTTCTATTCTACATATAGAGTGGTAAACTTAATACCTAATATAGACAAATACGATAAGGTAATAAAGTTCAAACCTAACTTAATAGGAGATAGAATAAAGTATAAAGGAGATTTATCTAGATATTTTCATAAAGCAAATATTGCAACAAGACCTTTACTAATAAATTATTCCCCTGAGGGCTGTATATACGGTACAGTGTATTATAAGAATATAGATGAAAGGTTATTTTCTGGTTATCCGTTGGTTTATAAAAAACTATTTCATATATTAGATTATGAAGTTAAGATGAAAAATTTACATCAAGAACTGATACTAAAATACGGTAAACAATATGAAGGTAGTATTTTTTGGACTGAATGGTGCAACTTAAATAACGTTCCTATTATAGTAGATACTGATTTAAAAATAACCAATAATAAAATGTAATGGCAAAACCAAAAAAACTTACAGAACAAGAAGTTGAAAATTTAAAAAGTATTCAATACAGTAATAAAGCTATTGTAGAAGAATTTGGAAAAATTAACATACTTGAATTAGACTTAGACAGTAGGAAAAAGAGAGCTGTAAATTTCCTAACCGAGCTTAGAACTTTAGAGCAAGACACCGCTAAAACACTTGAAGAAAAATACGGAAAAGGTACAGTTAATACCGATACCGGTGAGTTTACTAAATTAGAGGAATAAAGTTTTCAATTCTATTTTTTAAAAAAGGGGTTTTCGGACCTCTTTTCCTATTTATTATGGACAGTAAAACATTTATACTTAAAAGTGTTTTAGGTTTACATACGATATTTATTATAGAACGAATAATCTAATTTAAGATAAAATGGCAGAATCATTAATCTCACCAGGAGTACTATCTAGAGAGCAAGATAGATCATTTCTACCTCCAGCACCATTAACAGCAGGAGCAGCTTTCATAGGACCAACAGTAAACGGACCTGTAGAAGAGCCTACAGTAGTAACTTCTTATGGTGACTATCAAAGAAAATTTGGTGTCACTTTTGAATCAGGATCAAACAAATACGAATTTTTAACTTCTTTAGCAGTAAAATCTTACTTCGAACAAGGTGGAAACACTGCTCTTATTACTAGAGTTGTTTCTGGTTCCTTTACAGGTGCTTCTGATGACGGTATTACCGCAGAAGATGGTGGAGATGCTCCATTTAAAATTCAAACACTTGGAAAAGGTGCTATACTAAATAATAGCGGTGATCAGAATAGTGATGGTTCATTAGTTAACGGTACTAGTGATAATATTAGATATGAAGTTACTAATATTGACGAAACTAACGGTACTTTCTCTTTAATTGTAAGAAGAGGTGACGATAACTTATCACAGAAAACAGTTTTAGAGTCTTTTAATGACTTAAGCTTAGATCCTAACTCAGAAGGCTATATCGCTAGAATTATTGGGGATCAGTATAAGACTAAAGCTACAGATGGTGAATCAACTTACATTTCAACAGTAGGTTCTTATGTAAATAGATCAAACTATATTAGAATTTCTGAAGTAGGTAGACAGACACTTAATTACTTAGCTAATGACGGTATAACTAGAAGTAATGATAATTATACAGGTTCTTTACCAATAGCACAATCAGGTTCATTCTCTGGTGCAACTGGTAACTTATATAAAGATGATGTAGCTAACAATATGTTTAGCGAAATTTCAAATGCTAATACTCAAGGATTAATTGCCGCTAACTATGCAGATGCTATCTCAATCTTAACAAACGAAGATGAGTACGTATTTAACATCGTATCAGCACCGGGATTAATCTACAGCTTTGGAGATCACAAAACTCAATTGGATTCAATTATTTCATTATCTTCAAATAGAGGAGATAATATCGCAGTAATAGATTTATCACCTTACGGTACTACAGTATCTAATGCAGCTGGTAATGCCGCTTCAGTAAATAGCTCATATGCAGCATCTTACTGGCCTTGGTTACAGATGGCAACATCTACAGGTAAACTAGAATTTGTTCCTGCATCAGTAGTTATACCAGGAGTATATACATTTACTGATAGTGCAGCAGCACCATGGTTTGCACCTGCAGGTTTAACTAGAGGAGGTATTCCTAACGTTATTCAAGCAGAAAGAAAAGTAACAAGATCTCAAAGAGATACCTTATATTCAGCTAATGTTAATCCAATCGCTACATTCCCAGGAAGTGGAATTTCAGTATTTGGTCAGAAGACATTACAAAAGAAAAAATCTGCTCTTGATAGAGTAAATGTAAGAAGATTATTGATTGACCTTAAGAAATTCTTAGGAGATCAAGCTAAGACATTAGTATTTGAGCAGAATACAATTGCAACAAGAAATACTTTCTTGTCAAATGTAAATCCTTATTTAGAATCAGTGGTACAGAGACAAGGTCTTTATGCTTATAGAGTAGTAATGGATGATACCAATAACACAGCAGATGTAATAGATAGAAACCAATTAGTAGGTCAAATCTACATACAACCAGCAAAAACAGCGGAATTCATCACATTAGACTTCATAATCCAACCTACTGGAGCAACATTGGGAGAATAATTTAATAATAGAATATTTATAATAAAGATAAAATAAAATGGCAGTATTAGATCCTAACGAAATAATGTTTAGAGCTTTTGAACCAAAAGTGCAAAACAGATTTATCATGTATATCGATGCGATCCCATCGTTCATGATAAAAAACGTCAAAGCTCCTACTTTTACAGATAATGTAGTAAAGCTTGACCATATTAACACATATAGAAAAATCCGTGGAAAGAGAGAATGGGGAGAGATGACTATGACACTTTACGATCCAATCACTCCAAGTGGAGCACAAGCTGTAATGGAATGGGCAAGACTAGGATACGAATCAGTAACCGGTAGAGCAGGATATTCTGACTTCTATAAGAA